CAAAGGAAAATAAGCACTGTGGCTAGCATACTGTTAAGTCTCATAGTTTGATCTTATTTTATGTTCTACATAGTTTAAATGAGAGATTAAGGGGGATAAAACGAAATGCGATAAATTGAGTTATTCCGCATAAACGGTAATAGTTTTGATATACAAATAGTTATGTACGAATAGGAGAGGGGAGAGAGAAAAAACGAAAAGTTTACTCTGCTTTACTTTGGCTTTACTTTGGACTTTACTTTGAACGGTTTGAACGCCCGTCAACTTTACATGGCAATGGAGATGTGATAAACGGAGTAGAGTAGGGTAGGAGAAATGCGGTACATGGGCTGCGAAATGCTTTATTTAGGCGTTTTGCAGCCCTTTTTGTGCTTTATAGATAGATTGGCTTCCTACTTTTGAATAGTTGAAATTTAGTGCTCAAAATAGCGAAAATAGGGATGGGGGAGGAGAGTGGCGATTTTAACGGGAATATTTCGTTTTTTGAGGATTGGATATGCAGTAGGATATGCGTTTGGGTATGCAAATTTGTCAAGAAAAAAACGAAATGTGTTGATTGGGTATGCGTTTGGATATGCAATTTAAGCAAAATTAAGATGGGTTGAATTATACAAGTTACCATTTTACTACCCGTTTTTATGGCTTTATGTATTATTCAAGGGGGGAAAATACCATATAAAGAATAATGCAAATCAGCATATATAATAGAGTAATATGCTGATTTATAAAAAGGTATCTGGCAATTTCTGTTTTATTTGTGTTGAAAACGTGCGTGTGTCTCTTTTATTTAGAACAATCTGTGCATACTTCCTAATACTGCGTATACTTTCTGTATCATGGAAATAGGAATGTCTTGCGGACTGTATTCCGGGCTTTTATTGGTGGGGATTAAGCGAATAAAATCTTTTTGGTCTGCTTTTCCTATTCGTTTAACAGTCCGATAGCTTTCTGTCACGATGGCATATATTTCTCCATAGGGGAGATATTGGACGGGATCGGTCATTTCTTTGAGGGCGATATAGTCTCCGTTGCTTAATTCGGGTTCCATAGAATGACCTGTAATATTACACCACACAACACCGGGTTTATTGTAAGGCTCAAAATTTATATAGTAATCCGGATTAATTGTTTGATCATTTAAAACGAGATCAAATCCACCGATAAAATCTACATTGTAGTAAGGTGCTCCCTTATATTCATAATTAATAGTCGGGAGTGATAGCGGCTGTGGGGTTTCCTTTAGCATAGAGCCTCGCCCTGTTATTAGCCATTCTAAATTGAGGTGAGGATAATTATCCGCAATAACGGAAAGCCATTTGCTTTGAATATCTGTTTTATTATTTATGGCTCGCCTAATCATGCCATCGCTCGCAGATATTGACTGTTCAAAAGATCTAACGCTAATCCCTTGATTTTGTATAAATTGGCTAATTCGTTCAATCATAATTTTATTCTTTCTGTGAAAATAATCACGATTTTGCTTTATATTGTGATAATTATCCTATATATTTGCATCACCGTATTAATATTACCGGCTGTAAAGGTAGTGAAAACGGCTGATATGACAATGAATAACTTTTAAAAACAATGTGATATGAGAAAGCGAATAGTAGTAGATCGTGGTGAGATCAAGAAAATCTCAAAGGATTTTAAAGTCACGAGCAAAGCCGTTTGGGAGGCACTGGTTTATCGCAGTAACAGCAGCAAGGCGAGGCTTATCCGTAAGGTAGCCCTTGAACGTGGAGGTGTTGAAATCGGAGATCAAAAGGAGGCGGTATGAAAGAGGTGTTGTTACTTCTCTTTGGAGATGAGTTCAGGGAGTATTTCTCTTTGACTGCGAGGCAAAAGTTTTACGTGTGGTATTTCTGCCTAAGTTTATGCTTTTTATGTATAACTGATGATAGTCCGATATGGGCTATTATAGTGGTAGTCTTGAATTTTGCCAATGCCGCCCGCCTGATTAAAAAAGTACCATTAAATATAAAGGAGGATTAATCATGAAAAGAGTATTTCACGTTAAAGAAGATGACACTATCAGAAAATCGTTTGAAGATCTGCTTGATGCGGAAAGAACCTTGTACTCCGCAAGATGCCCCGAAATCGTCAACGAGATGGATGACACGCCCTCTCTATGGCTGTCTTTACAACCTCCTTATGTTCCCTCTCAATCTCGTTCACGGCGTTTTTTAGAGCTTGATGAAGAGCCTTACTTCCGCTTGGCCGGCCTTTTGGAATTGACGTATAGAAACTCAACTCCACCGGAACTCCAAACGCGGGGGTTAACCATCCGGATTCGGGATAATAAGGCTTACTTCTGTATCTCAGGTTCAATCTCCTTAGCTGATTTGCAAACGCTGTGCGAACGTTGTCAGGCTGGGCAATCTCCTGATCAATGTAAAAAGTGATACAAAATGATGTTTCCATGATGATAACGATTTGATTTTGCAAAGGTAAGAAAAATCCCGGACGGTCTTTTGAGGTGGTTCGACTCCGCCTCCGGGGACAAAGTTTAAAAAGGTATGGAGTATTTTGGAAAAACAGTATGTGCAACTTACGATGAATTAACATCAGGAAATGATCCGGTAATAAAACCCGGAACATTGAAGTCCTTGCAATACAGGAAACGTGTTGATGTTATTTCTCGTGGAGGCGGTGGAGGAAACATCGCTTTATATGTCTATTCCTCCCTACCTGAACGTTACCGGATCCGCTTTGAGCAAAAGTATGGTGATCCGGTGGAGCTAATCAAAGAGCAGTGCATGAAAGACAGGCTTAAAATAGATGATGCCGCCCGAACATTCTTTGAGGATTACCGGTATGACAAGGCCGGCGAGATGGTGAGCCTTACCGAAAGGAAAAAAGAGGAATACACCATAAACGCCTCGGTACTGAACGAGTTGATATCGATCCTGAATGACCGGGAGGGCTATCGCAAGGCTTTGGGTGGAAGTACAAAGAAAGTATGGGAAACGATTATCGGAACGGCAGACCGCCTCCGTGATTCTTATGGCCACACACTGCCTGAAAACGCCGCCCGGCTGAAAGACAAGATAAACCAATACAAGAAAGAGGGTTACTCCTGCCTGATCAGCAAGAAAATGGGGAATGACAATACCCTGAAAATAACCGAGGAAGCCGGTAACATGATTATAGCGTTAAAGCGGAGTAGCGTTCCCGTTTATACTGATGCTCAAATATTCGTGGAATTCAACCGGATTGCAGAAGAGAAAGGCTGGAAGCAGCTCCGGAGCATTCAGAGCCTCCGTGGGTTCCTGAACCGTCCTGACATCGAACCGTTGTGGTACGATGCCGTTCACGGGGAGCTGAAAGCCCACCAGCGTTACAGCCGCAAGAATAAAACCGAGCTTCCCTCGATGCGTGACTCCTTGTGGTATGGTGATGGTACGAAAATCAATTTGTACTATAAAGACTATGACAAGGACGGTAAGCTGGTGGTTCGTACCACTCAGGTTTACGAGGTCATCGATGCTTATTCGGAGGTATTTTTGGGATACCACATTTCAGACAGCGAGGACTACGAGGCGCAATATAATGCCTACCGCATGGCCATTCAGGTATCAGGTCATAAGCCTTACGAGCTGGTGCATGATAATCAGGGAGGCCACAAGAAACTGCAGAATAGCCATTTCTTTGATAAGATTGTCGGCCATGTTCATAGAACCACGGCTCCATACAGCGGGCAATCCAAAACGATAGAGAGCGTTTTCGGACGTTTTCAGGCTGAGGTTTTGCATAAGGATTGGAGGTTCACCGGTCAAAATATCACCACCAAAAAGGACACGAGCCGCCCGAATTTAGAGCGTATCGAGGCAAACAAGGATAAACTTTACACTTTGGCCGAACTGAAAGCAGCATACGCTGCCGCCCGGAAAGAATGGAACGAAAGCAAGCATTTTGCTACCGGGATGAACCGCATCGAGATGTACCGAAACAGCGTGAATCCTGATACCCCGACAGTGGGCGTTCTCGACATGATCGAGATGTTTTGGGTGATGACTGATAAGCCCTCCACTTATACAGATAACGGTCTGAAAATAACCATTAAAAAACGTGAGTTTACATACGAGGTTTACGAGGTTCCGGGTGTGCCTGATCACGAATTCCTAAGAAAAAATAGAGGGCAAAAGTTCTACACCATGTATGATCCTTATGATCATACCTCGGTACGGCTATACAAGAAAGATAAAGCAGGAGAGCTGCGATTTGTACGGACTGCAGAGCCTTATATCGTTATCCACCGGAATATTCAGGAACAGACCGAGGGTGAAATGTCCTTTATCCGCCGGAATATAGAGGCGAACACGGAGGATCGCATCGAGCGTCAGGTTGATGCACGTATCATCGAGCAGGCGCATGGCGTGAGTATGGAACAACAGGGACTCAAACGTCCGAAATTGAAAGGTGCAAAGAGCGAAACGGAGCGTGAAATTGAACGCCGAGTCCGCCGGTACAGTCAGGATCCGGAACAGCTCTCCGCCGGTAAGGTGACAAAGCTAATAAGCAACATCACGTTTGACCAGCTGAATGGTGATATCCGCCTGAATGAAAAGAAAGTAGCAGGAAAATTATAATTCTAATATAAAATGAACAGTACAATGACACAGAAAGAGAAAGATGATATCCGTGAGGCTCTCCGGGTATATGCAGCGAAGTATTCCAGCCAAAAAAAGGCTGCGGCAAGTTTGAACGGCGTGTCTGCAGGGACACTGAGTGCCGTGATTAACGGCAAGTATGAGAGTATCAGTGATGATATGTTCCGCAATATCATCGCTCAAATTACTCCAGCAGCTGCAGCCACCGGATGGCAGCTCGTGGAAACGAACTCCTTTCAGGAAATATGGTATGCCCTGAGCGATGCGCAGGAGTTTAAAAAAGTCCGCTGGATCGTGGGTGGTGCGGGATGTGGCAAAACAACGACAGCCACCATGTACGCTCAAAAGAATCATGAGGTGTTCGTCATCCTTTGTGATGAGGATATGCGGAAAGGTGATTTTGTTCGGGAGATCGCCCGTAAACTCGGTTTTAAGACTTGCGGGATGCGTATCCGTGAAATATTGGACTTGGCCATCGAGAGCATCATACAGATGGAAAATCCGCTTTTGGTGTTCGATGAGGGTGACAAGTTGAACGATAACGTGTTCCACTACTTTATCAACCTGTATAATCGGTTGGAGGGTAAATGCGGGATTACTTTCTTATCCACCGATTACATCCAGCATCGTATTGACTGCGGTTTGAACCACAACCGGAAAGGCTATAACGAGATTTATTCCCGCATTGGGCGTAAGTTCTTTAAGCTGGAACCAACCTCCTGTAATGATGTATTTGCCATTTGCCAAGCCAACGGATTGATGGATAAAAAACTTATTGCAAACGTGATCGATGTGACGGAGAAATCGGAGTTTGATTTGCGATGCGTGAAAGATGCCATTCACCGGGAGAAAAAGGTGGCGGCAGCGAAATAGTATAAAAACCTGTTCAAACGCTGGTTGAACGGCGTTTGAACGTAATTCAAAAAGTATATGAAACAAATTGTTTTACCACTCGCAAGCCGGTTCCCGGCAGGCCATTTGAAAAGAGGCCAGCTCACCGGCTTTCCTGAGAAAGTGATTAAAGGAACCAAGATCCACACGTTTCGTGAGGATCCGGGCAAATGGGCGTACAACGTGGAGCTTATCAACTCCCATAATGCGGAGCTATCTATCCGCCGGTGGATTGGCCGTCCTTATCATACTCCGCAGCTGGAGGTGAAAAGGTTGAAAAAAATCGGTATCCAGCAGGTGCAAATGACATGGGACTCCGATGTCGAGCAGCCGACCGTTTTCATAGACGGAAAACGTATCCTAAACGTGGAGCAGCTGGCTGCTAATGACGGGATGACTCTCGATGATTTCGTGAGCTGGTTTTTTAAGACCTCCAACACATTCGAGGGAGTGATTATTCATTTTACAGATTTCAGATATTGATTTATGGCACGGGCATTATCGGTAACAGAAGCAGTAAGCATGAAGAAAGAAACGCTCAAGCTGACAGGCGCATGGGCGGACGCTTTCGGAGAGCCTGAACGGATTGGCGTTTGGTTTATTTGGGGCAATAGTGGTAACGGGAAAAGCAGCTTTGTCATGCAGCTTTGTAAAGAGCTGGCAAAGTTTGGGCGGGTGGCTTATGACAGCCTCGAAGAGGGTGCGAGCCTCACCATGCAGAACACGCTCCGCCGTTTCAACATGGCCGAGGTAAACCGCCGTTTCCAGCTGCTTGACTGTGAGCCGATGTCCGAGCTTGGTGAAAGAATGGATAAGCATAAAAGCCCCGATTTTTACGTCATTGACAGTTTCCAATACACCCAAATGAGCTATAAAGAATACATCAAATTTAAGGAGGCGCACCGGAACAAGCTGCTGATTTTTATCAGCCATGCAGATGGCCGGAACCCTGATGGTCGGAGCGCAAAGAAAGTGATGTATGATGCCGCCCTGAAAATTTACGTGGAGGGGTTCCGGGCTTTCTCGAAAGGCCGCTTTTTCGGCTCCGTGGGGCATTTTACAATTTGGGATGAGGGTGCGGTAAGATATTGGGGAGATAACGCTTAAAACGAACGGAAATGAGTAAAAATAATCAAGTTATAACGATTTCGCCTCCCATGTTTATCGGGGAGGGAAATCAGAAAGAAAGTATCTCCAGCAAAGGCCACCGGTGTAGCTATTGCCACGGTAACGGTTTCTTTTGGGGAGAGGAACAACGGGAACGGGTGAAAGTTGATTGCCCGGTCTGCAAAGGTAGCGGTAAACTCGATGCCGTGATAACTATCGAGTGGAAACCTGCAAAATAGAATGAACGATGGAAAAAGAAGTACCTGAAAATATATTGGCGAAAATTAGAAAGCTGCTCCGGTTAAAAGAATCTGCCATAAAAATCGGATCCGAGGGAGAAGCCCATGCAGCTGCGGAGGCTGTAAACCGGCTGCTGACATCCTATAATTTGTCATTGATGGATGTTACCCCGGAAGAACAAAAGAATATGATATCCGTGAGTGAATCGGAGAAAATAACCTATCAGGACACGTATGGGAATATTTGGAAAAGGGATTTGTTGCGGATTATATGCGAGTATAATTTTTGCCGGATTTTGTTGCATGGAGGTACTACTTACATGGTGGTAGTCGGTACACGGGAAAATGCGGAAGTTGTGCTCTCGCTTTATAATTACTTGAGGTCTGTATTCCGCCGGTTGTCGGTAGAACGTTGCACCGAGTATGTGGCTACCCGCAGAGGGTATTACCGGACAAAGAAGTTTAAACGGAATTATATCAAATCTTATTTGTTGGGATGTTGTACCGGTTTACGGAAACAGTTTGAGAGCATTCGGAAAACAGCGGAGGAAACAGGTCTGATGCTATGCCACAGTCATTTGATTGATGATTATTTTCAATCGATAGGCACAACCACCCATAAATCCAAGAACCGGAATAAAGTGAACGCCTCCGCCTATTGTTCCGGATATGATGACGGTTCAAAAATTAATTTAAACAAGCAAATCAATGGGAAATGATCTTTATCAAATAGGCTTACCGGTAGCCTCTTTAAGTACAGTTCTGATGGATTGGACTTGCTTTAACCGACCGGAGAAATTGCTGATCAGTCCGGCCAAGAAAGATGAATGGGCGGTGGTTGAACTCCGGAACCCGGAGCTGGCCGCAGCTATCATCAAGGATGTGCCGGAGGCAATGGTAAAAGTAGTACAACAACCTGTAAAAGTCGTGCAAATATGAAAGCGTTATCAGCATTAAGACAGGTATTCAGCCTGAAAAAGAACGAGGAACTCGGCAGAAAGTTCTCTCCCGAAGAATTAAAACGTATTGTCGATGCCATGAAAGAGTATGCGGCATCCAAGCTGCAGGAGCAGCGAGCCATTTGTCAGCGTGAATTTGAGTTGGCCTATGACTCCGGTGAAAGTAATTTGGGGACGAACCCGGCCATTACCGAATTGTACGTCCTGCAATCCCTAAAAGAGAGTGAAACCCCTGAACTTGATTGATTATGGCAAAGACAAACAGTTATTCACGTTTTTGGACGCTGCTGGCGAAAATGCCCTGTTCTGACAGGGACGGTTTAAAGCTGCAGCTTGTATCCAGCTTTACGAATGGGCGGACGGACTCACTGAGAGAAATGACTTTGAGTGAATATAACTCGATGATACGGGAGATGGAGAAGCAGACCGGATCCAGCCGTCCGGTCAGTTACGAGGTTCTGAAAAAGAAACGCTCTGCCGTTCTCCACCAAATGCAGTTGATGGGTATTGATACGGCAAATTGGGCGGCGGTGGATAACTTTTGTTTGGGCGTTCGTATCGCAGGAAAGAAATTCAGGGAGTTGTCCGCTGATGATTTGGATGCGGTATTGCTCCGGATCCGCTCCATCCGGCAAAAGGATATGCAGAAAGCAAAGAAAGAACTCAATTAACTTATTTATAAACCATTTAAAATGTGATATTATGGCACAGATTGAAGAAAAGCAGACCGTTGAAATGACGGCGGAGGAAAAGGCTCAATTCGAGGCTTTCCGTAAAGAAAAGGCCAAAAAAGAGGCTCAGGAAAAGGCGAAAGCCGAACGTGAAACGTACCGCCAAATGGTGGATGATGAAGTGAACAGCGCAATCCCGGTACTCCTCTCCTTGAGTGAGGATATCAAGGAAACCAAAAAGACGGTGCTGGAGAACTTTAAAAGTATTCTTGACATGAAATGCGAGGTTCTGAAAGTCGTAAAGGATGATCAGCGCAGCCATACCTTTACCAATTCGGAGGGAACCAAGCGCATCACTCTCGGAGTGTACGTGACGGACGGCTACCGTGACACGGTGGAGGACGGTATCGTGATCGTGAAAGAATACATCGAGAGTCTCGCCGACAATGCTAAAACGAAATCACTCGTGAGCATGGTTTTGAAGCTGCTGGCACGTGATGCCAAAGGCACGTTAAAAGCCAGCCGTATTGTCCAGCTTCGCAAAATTGCAGAGGAAAGCAACAATGACCGTTTCATGGAGGGTGTCCGCATCATTGAGGAGGCATACCAGCCAGCGATCAGCAAACAGTTTGTGAGAGCGGAAATGAAGAACGGGGACGGTATGTGGGTGACCATTCCTCTGGGTATGACAGAAGCATAAGGAGGGACGGTCATGATATACAAAGTTCAATTCCAAATCCACCGCAGAGGTTACCGCAAGCTCCGGCTTGAGGGCTTATACGTGCCGGAAACCGGTGTCGAGATGTCGGTTCCTGAAATGAAACGTGACGTTACCGAGTTCATCAAACGCCAGCTTTCCAGCCGGAACAAGGAATTTGAGAATTTTCAGGTGGAACTTACGGTTTTCAAAAAGCTCAAAACCGATTTCATGTATCACCCGAAATCAAGTGAAGAATTAACCATAATAAAGGAGGAATCAGATGGAACAGACGAATAATGCGAAAGCCCGGTATATTCCCACCCGTGTGGCTGTATGCAAGCGTTGCGAGGGAAAAGGCGTTGTATTCGAGTACAGCGATGAGAACAGGACAAAGGTATCCGGATCCTGCCAATGTCCGACCTGCCTCGGATCCGGCAGAGTGAAAGTGACCAGCTCGGTGATAACCACTATAAAGCCGTTCGTTCCGGGTAAGGATGACAAAGAGGGTATGCTTGCAATGTAAAAGCCCTTTAATCAATAATAAAAGTCCGCTGAAATCCTAATTTTCAGCGGACTTTTTTTGTACTATGGTGCAAATAATGTACCTTTGTATTAAGTAATCAAATCAATATGCAGGAGCAGCTCGTAATACCGTTTTTTTGCCCGGAAATAGAGAAAGCCGGTAACCGCCGCAGAACACGCACGGTTGCCTCCTCCGATGCTGCCATCACCTCCCGCCGTGACCGCCTCGAAAAGCGGAGCCGCATCATGACCGCCCGTTATTACTATTGGACTGAGATCAAACGCCGCCGCTTCGATGACGTGCTGAGAATCCTTTCCGATAACGAGTTCTTTGTCGAAGAGCGAACCATCAGCAACACGCTGGTGGAACAGGATGATTTTTACAATGAACTCCTGCGTTCCAAAGCGTCCACCCGCAAGCTCAAAGCGATGTTTCCCGGCTTTGATTGGAACTAATCCATAAACTCGGTTTCATAGATCACGTTATACACTTTCAGACCGTCCGCTCTTTTTTCCGGCGCACCCCGGAGGCGGCGCATCGGGTTGAAAAGGTTCCCGCCGTTCCACCATTGCAAAGCCTCGTGTATCTTATCCAACGTGTCCATGCAGGAGAGAGCGTGTTCCCTGACAAGTTTAGGGGCTGCCGCATTTGTACTCCCTCCGGCTTGAAAGGCCACCCTGAGTTGTATTTGCGCATTTATCTTTTGCCGTCCACCCATGTGGGTTTCGCAGGACGGGTAAGATATATCTATCAGGCAGCACGGGAAAGCCACAGCAGGCCGCTCTCCCGTGTTAAGTTGTCCCTCCTCGGCATCTATCCACCGGAGTTGTGGTACTTCTGTTTTCAGCCGGTCACAAACGGCAATAAAAATTTCTTTGTTCATAGCTATTCATTGTTAAGTGAGTCAATATATCCCTCTATCCGTGCGTGTATCTGCTCGTTCAATTCTTCGGAATCTCCCATGAATTCACGTTTCGGGATGTTAGTTTTCCGGGTGTGCGCCTTGACCGGTACATCTTTCCGTTTTGTTTTCCGGGTGTGTGCCGGTACGGGTACTATACCTTTGAATCCCTCGTTGTGTACCTGAGCGTAATCTACCTTTTCATTCCCTGCAGAGATAACCACCCGCTGGGGAGTTATCACCGCCGGTCTGATACTGTTCACCAGCGCACCGGAGTCGATCAGCAGGGAACCGGTTGTTTTCGGTGCTTTTGCCGGAGTCCACGGGTTCCCGTCAAATGCTTTCTTCTTGAAAGCTGATTTATAGTATTCCGTGGCCGTTTCCGCCACGATTTCTGCCGCATCGGAGATTATCTCCTCCGGGAGCGATTGCAGATAATTATTTAATTCTTTGATATTCATATTGAAATAATTTTGTATATTTGCTTCCGTAAGCATATCGCTCCGGGGATGAATCGAATATGCCAACACCTGACGGATGACGGGGGCATCAAAAAGTCCGGGCTTTATACGGCGGAGCGGGATGTTAATCCGTATATAAAAGGAGGTTCTCAGAGCCTCCTTTTACTTTTTGATAAGCAGACCACGGCGATATCTCCATCGTGGATCTATCTTTCTGCTCCTGCGGCCTTTCACCTTGATGTTGGCGTTTTGTTCTATCTCGAACCATGTTGTGACCTGATAGAGCGTTCCGTTCTTAACCTCGCAAACCACGTTAATCACCTTATCCTCGTAAAACTTGATAAAGTTCAGGTTGTCGAACTTCTTTTGATAGTCGTTTATCCATACCTCGTCAGGGTTTTTAAGCACGTCCGGGATGCACTCCACGAGAGGAACACGAGCCTCCTCGTATTTCTTTGTGGTGTGGCGTTTGAACACCTCCTCCGTAAGTTGCACCTTTCGGCCTTTGTAGTCATCCATCACCTGATGCGAATCCCTCCACTGGTTCGGATCCCCGGCAAACACCGGTGCTTTTTCGGTCGCTGCCGCCGCTTTCTTTCCAAAGGACTCCAGCCCGTAATCATTATAATGCAGGTCACCCAGCAAGGAGGCGGCTTTATCGGGAAACTTGCGGATATAATGCTGGTTCTTGGAAAACACCTCAGCCGTTTCTCCCCGGTTTGAATCCCAGCCCTGAGCCTCGTTCATTTTCCATTCACTCGTACCGAGGTATTCATCGACAATGGCACGCATGGCGTTGATGTCTATACCCTCTACCTCGTGTTTCATGAGCGGAACCACCCGGCAACGGCATTTCCAGCCATTGGGCGGGAATATCTTTTTCCACCGTGGATCATTGGCCGGTAATATCACCCCGTCCAGCTTCCGGTGTTCCTCCCTTACCTTTTCATCCCCGGCAGTGACATATTTCCAATAAGGGAACATTTTCGTTTTTCCCATGAGCCGGTGGTAATTGCTGGCGGACTCCGCCGTTAGTACCGCCGTTTCGTATTCCGTCTTTTGCCACGTTTTATTGAACGTGCCACATATCTGCTCCGCTTTTTTGGAGAACTCCTGAAAATTACCGCTCTCCCTGAACGCCTTGTTCAGCTCCTGAATTTCCGCCAGCGTCTTACCGGCGGAGAAATGAAACAGGTTCATCTCCAAAGCGGTGATGAAAGCGTCATCCTGCAGGCCGTATGCGAATCTTACATCCGCATGGTTCATTGAACGTTTGAACGCACTTTGAACACCGTTCAAAAAGTCGGTAGCAATAAAGGAGAACAACTCCGCATCGAACTTCCCGGTTTCGCCGTTTGCAATCCTTGCGGCCAGCTTTTCCGACATCGGAGCGTTATCATTCAGCCTGATGGGGGCTTTTCCAATGGATGCCCCGACCTGCGGGGCTTGCACGAAAAAATCCCATAAGCGCATAAAGAAATTACGGTCTGCATTACTGATTGTGTCCTCCTCCGAATCCTCTCCTATATCGAACTGAGCGGAGGCACGTTTTGCGACGGGCTCCCCGTCTTTAGGCACGGGAATCGAATATTTTTCATGCAGGTAGCTCTGCGGGATATCCATGATGTCGGAGAGCTGCACCACCTCGGCAACGGAGAGCTGCTCCGCCGCTTTGGGGAAAATGAACTTTCCGCCAGCAACGGGATACCCTCTCGCCTCCAGCATGGGGAGTACCTTTTGGTTGAGGACACGCTGTACGTACCGGAGGTCAGATTTATTCTTTCCCTCCTCTACCTCCTTGTGAACCTCACCCAATGAACGTGCGCCTTTCTCTCCCTGTACGGTGGTCATGGTTTGTCCGAGGATAGTGATCAGCATCTCCTCGTTGTTGGCCTGCCGGAATTCGTTGTACGAGGATCCTGAACCCGTTCCGCCCTCTTTGGTTTCCACATCCGCCTCTTTTGGGATGACCACATACGGTGCGGATCCGGCTTTATCGAAAGCCTCCTCCAGCAGCTTGCGGCTCTCCGGATCATACGTGTTGTATTTACCGATGCGCTGGGGCATCCCGAAAAGTTCGATCCATTGTGACCAATCCCCAAAGCCTCCACGTTTGTAGATGGCATAGGGAGCCGCCTTGAGTAACAAACCGAAATCCCGGTCTTTGCCGAGAATGAGCAGCTGTGAATCTCCCTCGTATGGTATGCCTATTTCGTCCGTGTCCTGCCGGAGGATTGTGCGGTTTTTCAGGTTGATATGCTTTGCCGGAATCGGTTCCACGTTGAAACCGTCATTAAAGGTCATTTCAATGCCTGAACGCCCGTATATTTTCTTTTTCAGGATTTCAGTCAGCAGATCCTCCCATGCGGTGGTGTCCATCAGGTCTGCGATCTCCTCCACTTCCTCCCCAGCCGCATTTTGGAAAGTAAGCTCCGAGTTCGTGACCGCATCGATGCGCTTTTGAACGGCATCGCTCAAAACGCCGTCAATCATGATATCATCGAGCAGGTCATACAGCTGCTTTGTTCGTCCATTGTCTGCAGAGGAGAGAGCCGTCCGCCAATTCCCCACGTCATACACTTTCCGCTGGGGAGCCTTGACTACGATCTGATGGATGACCAGCTGCTCCTTTGATTTTGCCCCGGCATTTGTCGTGGCCGTCTTTTTTTTCTTGTTCGCCATAGTCATATATTAAAAATGTTGATTACGCTTGGGATTGCTCCCGTAGATATATTCACCTGCAGTATCCGGTTTCCCGTCACCGTCCTCGTCTATAATGGGGAGGTTAGGCTTAATGTCTGATTTCTGCACTTGCCGGAGCCATGCCACGGCACGCTCGTACCTATCCTGCCGGAGCTGCAGGTCAGTACCGGCATTGCATAGGTTCACGAAATGCCACACGGCTATGTCCTTTACAAAAATGAGTAGGAGGGCGTTTCTTTGGCTCCCTGTGGCCTCGAAAATCTTTTTGCGGTCATACGCACCAAGATATCCGTATGCTTCCTGCAGGGCAGCGTCTATGGCTGCCGTGAGGATTGTTTCATCCTCCCTGCTGATAGCCTCTATATTCTCTTTATAGAGGTGCGTTTCCAATTCTTTGGGTGTGATAAATGCCATGATTAAAATCTCTTTTTATTGGTTACACGTGCGCCCACGGTGTAGGATCCAGCCGAGAGCGTGCTTATCTTTTGGTTGATGATCCACACGCCACCCTCGATGCAGTCCACGCCGTCAGCGGGTGATTTCATAGCTCGGTTGATGAGCAGGAACTGCTCCTCCAGCCTTTTCATGTGCGGATTATCCTTTTCGTCAATGTTGAGGATGAGTTGTCCTCGCCGGTTGATCGGCTCAAGGTTTCCCTCGATACGGTCAAACTTTTCCGGTTTCTTCCGGGTATCCGGTATGATCCCGATAAATCCGAGTTGTTTTCCTTTCTCGCTAAATAGCGGAACGAACACCTGTTCATAGAAAGGATCCTGCAGCTTGTTATTTTCGATGTAATTATATACCTGCGTTTTTTGCCCCACGTAATCCCGAAGATAATAATACCAGTTCACGTACTCCTCGTTTACCACATGGTCAAGATAACCGGTGTAAACGTAGAATTTACCGTCATAATACCCGATAAGGAAACAGGCTTTGAAAGAGGTGGCCTTGTTCTTTGAGTTGGACGGAGCCGGATCCCCGTAAACAACGGCAAACTGCAGCTTTGAGAGTGGCGGGCATTTGCCCCATACCATTTCTTTGAACGTGTCACCCTCGGAGAGCGGGTTGTTCATGTATTCTTGCTGGAACGCCTTTGTGCTGATTTTGGACTGAATGCGGTTAATGCGTTCCTCCGTGTTCTTTTCCGGCCAGCTGGATTTGCCATCCTTGTCCCGAATGTTCACGATATCCCAATGGTCAGCTTTATCACCGGCACGTTTCACGCAGCAGTCGAGAGCGATCAGGTTTCCGCAGAATATCACCAGCAAATCCTCGCTGATGGATCGGGTTGGAAACAGAGCCTCCTCGAACCATTCCCATTTCTTTTTCAGGATGTCCGGGTTCCTGCAGTCTGCATCCGTATCGAAGTCATCCACGAGAGCCGTGTCCGGACGTACAGCGTCCTTTCTCGTACCACGGGGTGACTCCAGCGCACCGATAGCCCGGAACGTTGCCCCGGTAGTGAGCGTGAATTCGTCCGCCGTCCAGCTCCCGAACTCCCTCAAATCACCATAATATGCCTTTAGCATGGAATTGCTCTCAAAGGCTTTTTTATAAGGTTCCAAAAGCCGGACGGCGTTCTCGTGACTGTTTGAGATGAGTAGCACGTTCTTTTTCTTTCCGGTCAGCACGAGGTACATCATGCACATGAACACGATGGTGGATTTTGCCAGCTCACGTGACCACGATAGAACCTCGTACCATTCCATATTCGTGGTGATGCGTTTGATGGCCTTTTTATGGAATTTGGTAAAGGGGTACTTTGCGAATTCCGAGAAAAAGAAAAGGATCCACTCGATGACGTTCGCCTCCAGCTTTTCCAGCTTCTTTTTTCGTTCCACCGGCGAGAGGTTGTCGGCGGCTTTGTCCCTTTTGAGTGAACGGTGGTATTCAGTCCACTCCTTGTACGCCTGAATATCATCTATTTTACCCATTTCATTTTCTCCTTTATGTACGCATCGAAATAATCACTCAATTCCTTTGCCCTTTCGAGATCCTGCTGCCGGAGCCAATCGAGCAGCCCACGGGACACGTTGTATATATCCCTGATGGAGGCATCCTGCTCCAATGCCTCAAGGTCAGCCGTCAGCTTGCGCCGGATATCGGCCTCCGCCGCTGACGGGAACCGTTTGCCCTCCTCCTTGCTTGCGATGGAACGGTCAAGTTCGTCCAACTGCGTGAGCGTGGAGCTGATGCGTTCCTCCCGTGTCTGCAGGAGATTGAGCTTTAAGCCCTCCCATTCCTTAGCCCATTTGTTCACCGTGACACGGGAAACACCTACCCGGTCTGCAATTTCCTGCTGGGTGATGTTCTCTTTGAGATACATCAATTTCGCCCATTCTTTCCGTTGATTTGCTTTCAATTCTTCCGCCATGACTATATCATTTAATAGCCCAAAGGTAAAGCCTTGTAATGAGTGAAAATAATTGGTTTGTAATGTTTTACGTTTAAACTGTAATGGTTGCAGTTTAATCTGAAACCGTTACAGACCGATTTGTACAGCCCGTTTTTTACCCTGAATTTTGTCACAAAATCAAACGAGCGAAATGGGTAAATTAACCTTTGTATTACACGATGAGTCGGTGAACACCTACGGGTTTAGGATGCTCACCAGCGGAGCCAATTTGGAGGAGTTTAAAAAGAATCCCGTGATGCTTTTGAATCACGATGATTACTCCCTGCCGATTGGCCGGTGGGAAAATATCCGTGTTGAGGGAGGTAAGATTTTAGCCGATGCCGTGTTCGATGAGGGAGATGCCCGTGCCGCAGAGGTAAAGCGTAAAGTTGAGAATGACTTTATCCGTATGGCCTCTATCGGTGCGTGGCCTCCGGAGGAGAAAAGCGATGCCTATGACCTGATGCTCCCCGGACAAACACTCCCTACCGTTACGAGATGGACGGTTCGGGAGGGCAGTGTCGTTACAATCGGAGCCAATCACAATGCGCTGGTATTCTATGACAGAGAGAGCAAACAGATTATCGACCTGAATGATAAGGGTAATCTTATCCGGTTGATAGATCACAGTAATAACCCAAAAAAACAATTAAAAATGAGCGTACTTACAGGAGTATTGAAGCTGCAGGACTCTGCAAGCGAGGCGGAAATCGTAACCGCCATTCAGGGAATCATTGCCAATGCCGACCGCTTGGAAAAAGAAAACAAGACGCTGGCCGCCGCAGTGGATAAAATGAACGAGGCCAAAAAGGAATCCCAAAAGCGGGAGGCGGTTTCCCTGACCGATGCGGCCATTAAAGACGGACGCTATGATGCGAAAGGCCGTGAGAACCTGCTGAACCTTTTCGATAAGGATTTCGAGGGAACAAAGGCTATGCTGGCAGCTATCCCGTGTCGTGCAAACGTGGCCGGTCAAATCAACACGGATAAAGGATCCGGTGTGACTCTCGGTGATTGGAAAGACAAGTCATGGGACGAACTGGATAAGGCCGGTAAGCTCGTTGAGCTGAAAGATGCCGCCCCGGACTTGTATAAGTCCAAGTTTAAGGAACGTTTCGGCATCGAACCGAATCTGTAATTATTAACCAGTAAAACAAGAATAGAAATGGCAATTCAGAAAGAAATTTGGATGGCGGCTATCGTGGAGGGCTTGTTTGCCTCCAATAGCTTCCTGAGCAAGGCGTTCAACGCCGATGAGTACGTGAACAACGGCAAGATTGTTCACATCCCGAATGCCGGTGCAGCATCCGGAACCAAGAAAAACCGAACCAGCCTCCCGGCTACGGTAACCAAAAGAACGGATATCGATGTGACGTTCCCGCTGGATGAATACACCACTGATCCGGTACTTATCCCTAACGCCGACACGGTGGAACTCAGCTATGACAAACGGGAGTCCGTCCTGCGTCAGGATAAACTCAAACTGCAGGATGATGTGGCACTCGATTTCATTTTCAACTGGAGTCCCGCCGCCGCACAGTGCATTGAAACCACCGGTGCGGAGATTGATGCTTACACGGATAAGGCCACCGGTAAGCGCAAAGGTATCTGCAAGGCAGACGTGTTGGGCTTGATGACCAAGTTCAATAATGATGATATTCCGCAGGAGGGGCGTTATTTGCTGCTGGATGCGCAGATGTACTCCCAGCTGTTGAATAGCCTGACGGAGAACGAGAACACGGCGTTCCTCGCTTCCGCCGATGCGCAGAACGGTATCCTCGGTAAGCTGTTCAGCTTTAATATCATGATGCGTAGCAGGGCAGCCCTTTACACTGCGGCCAAAGCTCCCAAAGCATGGAGTACCGCCGGTGCAGCTACCGACCTCGCCGCCGGTCTTGCATGGCACGAGCAAAGCGTCTGCCGTGCGCTGGGTGAGGTGAAAGCGTTCGAGAACGAGGGTGACGCAACCTATTACGGTGATATTTATTCATTCCTTGTACGTGCCGGTGGCCGTATCATGCGGGAAGATAAAAAGGGTGTAATCGCTTTAGTGCAGGGAACCCCTGCAGCGGGATAAGGTTATGGCAGAATTGAAATATTTGGTAATCCACTGTACCGCCACGCCTCAAGGCCGTAAGGTAACGGGTAACGATATCCGGGCATGGCACACGAACCCGGTGAGTAAGGGTGGGCGTGGCTGGAAGCAGGTGGGATATACCGATATGTTTCACCTTGACGGAACGGTGGAGCGATTGGCCCGGAACAACGAGGACGCACGGGTGGATCCGTGGGAGATTACCAATGGAGTAAAAGGGTACAATTCCATTTCCCGGCACATTGTGTACGTTGGCGGTGTGGCCGCTGACGGCAAGACTCCCAAAGACACCCGTACTCCCGGCCAGCTGAAAGCGTTGGAGGATTACGTGAAAGACTTCCACCGCCGTTTCCCACGGGTGAGAATCATCGGTCATAACGAGATTGCGGCCAAGGCGTGCCCGTCATTTGACGTTCAGGCATGGCTCAGGAAAATAGGCATTAACCAATAACAAAGCAAAGAGATGGACGGTCTGATGGATTTTTTAATGTTCGCCCTGCCGGGTGGTTTTATCGGGAGCATCTTCACATGGTTTGTTGGCCGTAGAAAGCAGAACAATGATATGTTATCCCAGCTTCAGGCGTCCATCAATATGCTCAGTAGTGAGAACCGGAAGATATTGGATGAGAATATCCAACTCCGTAGAGAGAATGCCGACCTGAAAGCGAATCAGGAGGAGATGATCCAAAAGCTCTCCCGTCTTACCAAAGAGGTGGAGAGATTAAGAAAAGTAATCAATAAACAAACAGGAAATGATGAGAAATCCAATCCGAGGGGTAACCCTCGTGCTACTTATAGCCGTGTTCTGCCTGATGGGATGTGCCACGGCGAAATTAACCAAGAGCCAGCAGTCACACACGCTGACGGAACAGACGAAAAGCGGAACCACCACCGGAGTAACCGGAGAGCAGTCAGACGTGACGGCTCAGAGGACGGGGGAACTACTGCAGGGACAGACGATAACCGCCCTGACACGGGAGGGGATTCCGGAGTCGGAGGCGAAAGTGGATGTTCCGATACAGAACCTCCTTAACCTGCCGGATGGTGCTGGCTACACGGCCAAAGACGGTCAGGCATCGGTAAGCGTGCAAAGGCATGGCGATAATATCACGGTTACGGGTAAATGTGACTCTATCGCCCGGCAATGCCTTTTTTACGAGCGTGAGGTGTTCCGACAGCGCAACGAGGTGGATAGCTTAAAACGGGTTATTTCCCGGATGGAACAGACGAGCGGCCGGAGTGATGAAACCTACAAGGCGGAGAGCGATGCCGCTGAAAGTATCAAGGAAAAACCTCCCGCTACATGGTATAAATGGCTTTTAGCCGGATTCGTGGGCGGTTTGCTGCTTACCTCTCCACTAAAGAAACTAAAGAATAGAATATTAACCTTTTTAAAATAGAGAACGATGTCAAAAGTATATGTGAATGATGGATACATGATGCTCCTTGATGCCATTTATTTCAATGGTAAAAAGATCGGCAATGTTTCTGATGACGGTATCGATTGGGGCGGTGATGCCGCTGAATATATCAAGCTCTTTGCCGCACAGGTTCGTAATGCCCCGGTCAAGAAAATAAAGAAAAAGGATGCTACCAATCTGCTAAAGTTTACCCTGATTGAACTTGTTCCTCAGAACTGTAAGGACGTGATGGGCGGAACGGTGGACGGTACAAAATGGGAGGCTCCCTCGGAATCCGTTTCGTTAGAGGGTGCATTGAAAATCCTTTGCGGAACCGGCCAGACTATCGAGGTCAAGCGTATGACGCTGGACGGTGTTGTACGTGGCAAGATTGGCGGTGATGATCCGCTGGGTATCGAGTGTGAAATGGAAATGTTGAACCCGCTGGATGGAGGTTCTCCTTTCAGCTTTGATGACACGGTTCCATTTATTTCCATAACGCCCACCTCTTTGTCATTCGCCAAAGGTGGAGAAAGCAAGACGGTGGATATTGAAGCCTCCGGAGCGTTTTCCGTTGGAAAGGTTCCCGCCGGTTTCAGCCTTGAGATTGTAAACGGCAGGATTACCATCACGGCGGATGCCAATACCGGGGCTGCGAGAAACGGATCGGTAGAGTTTATCCTTGCGGCTGATAATACCAAAAAGGCCACCCTCACGTTGAGTCAGGCGGCTGGTAATGCGTAACCCATGAAAAAGAACGTGGAAATAGAGGCAGCGGAGGCTTTGCTTGATGTAGGGGTTTCCCTGCCTTTTTTGCAGTTTAAGATGCCATTCAGAAAGAAACCGGTATCGATCAGGGTAACCATGAAACGTCCCTGCTTGGGGAGTCAGATCCGGATCGCAAGGCTATACCTGCAGTTGGGTATCACATACGAGGAGATGGAGCAGTTCAACAAGCATGAGGAGATGGCGTTCCTTGCCATTCATGGCAAACGTGTTTCCAAGATGGTATCCCTGACCATCTGCCGTGGGGCGGTTTCCGGTCTATTGTTTTCCGGTATTGTCGCATGGCTCTTGAGATGGTTTGTTCCTGACAAGTACCTGCAGGGTGCTAACCAGCGTTTTGTCACTTTGCTTGGTACAAAGTCTTTTATGCGTATTATCGAATCGGTTCAGATATCCAATCCACTGAAACCGAGAGAGAGCCAAAAAAGAAAGGGGAGTTAAGAACGAAATATGTCGGATCCCATAGCCCCTTTGGTATAGTGTGGCAGATAGCTGCGGCCACCGGCTGGAGTGTAAAATACATTCTTTGGGGTGTCAATTACCAAACCCTCCGGATGATGCTTGCCGATGCGCCACATTACGAGAAAGAGAATGATAACAACCGAACCGGAAGCAAAGGCGGTAAAGGGAAACCTAAAAGCCTTTCCGGATTTTTCCAATCACGATTGAAAGAACAATGAAACCCGTTGAGATAGAATTCATAATGAGAGACAAGCTCTCTCCCGGCATTGACAAGGCGGGCAAGTCCGCCGAAACGCTGGGAGATAAGGCCGAGCAGGTGTCTAAAAGCATCACAGACCGTATTGCCGCCCAAAAAGAGCAGATCAAGTATGTTGAATCCTGTCTCAAGGATTTAAAGAAGCAATACGACAACCTTGCACCCGGAAAGGCGCAGCTGGAGATGCGTGCGGAGATAGATGCCTGTACCAAAGCCCTGCAGGAGGACAAGAACATTCTCTCCTCCCTTGAGGCGGAGCATGACAAGGCATCCGTTTCCACCAAACGTCTTTCGATGCAGCTCCGGGAGATGCAGGATGCGATGGCTCGCCTGCGTTTGGAGGGCAAACAGAACACCAAAGAGTATGCGGAGATGGCCGATAAAGCCGCTGTATTAGCCGATACCATCGGTGATCTGCGTACCCAAACGAATATTCTCGCCAATGATGATGCAGCCTTGCAGGGAGTGATGAGCGGTGTGAACGGCTTGTCCGGTCTGTTCACGACCGCCACCGGTGTCATGGGGATTTTTGCCTCGGAAAACGAGGATCTGATAAAGATACAAACCCGTGTGCAGAGCGTCATGGCCGTCACTATGGGGCTGCAGCAAGTCATGAATACCCTGAACAAGGATTCCGCTTTTCGGCTGGTTACCGTTGTCAAGATGAAAAAGCTGCTGACGGCGGCCAATACAAAGTTGGCCGTGTCATTGGGCATCTCCAATGCGGCTGCCACCGCTTTGATGGCCACCCTTACGCTGGGGCTTTCCGCCGTTATAACGGGGCTTATCGTGCTTTGGGATAAATACAGCGATGCTCAGGAGGCAGCGGCGGAAAAGGCCAAAGAACGGGTTAAAATAGAAAGTGACGGGCGTTCCCAAATGATCAAAACCCGCTTTGAGATAGAGAATACCACGAAAAGCCTGAAAGACTTTACCGGTAGCAAGGAGCAGGAAAAGGCCAAAGTTGAGGAGTTGAACCGGAAATACGGCGAGAGCTTCGGATATTACAATACCGTTGCCGAGTGGTATGATGTGCTGATCCAAAAGAGTGATGACTATATCCAAATGCTTTTCCTGCAGGCGAAAGCCCAAAGTCTTGTTAACAAGGCCGTGGAAGCGGACGAAAAGGTGAACGAGGTAAAAGCCACTCCTGAATCCGATGTCGAGGGTTCGATGGGCTGGTTCTCTAAAATGGGGCTTTATATGGCTCAAAGCGAGTCTTACGGTCAGATTGACGCTCAGGCGTTGATAGAGAAACATAATAAGGAGGCCAAGGATGCAGCCGTAAAAGCTGCCGAGGAGCAGCGGGACGCTTATTTGGAGGAAGCAAAGAAGCTGCAGGAGGAATATGCCGAGCTGGGAAAGAAATCCGGTATCGGCGGGTTCGTGGCTCCTGAGAACAACAAGGATAAAGCGAAACCGGCCAACAACCTTGCCGAGTTAGAACTGAAAGCCCGTCAAAAGATAGAGGATCAGCGTATCGCCATCCTGAAAGAGGGATATGACAAGGAGCGTGAGGAGGCATCGTTGAACTTTGAGCGGGAGAAAGAGCGTATCAACCGTGAGGAGCAACAGCGCATTGAACTTTATAACAAGCTGAAAGCCGCCGGGGAAAAAGTTACTCCTGAGCAGCTTGCCAATATCTCGGCACAGGCCGCAACCCAGCGTATACAGGCTGCACAGATATATGATGCCACCGTTGCAGAGATTGACGGTAAGGAGAAAAAGGATAACGAGGAGAAAAAGAAGAAACAGCAGGAAACCCTGCAGGAACTTCTGACTAAATATCGTGACTATGAGGCACAGCGTGCGGCTATAAAGAAACAAGGTGATGATGATATCGCTAAATTGAAGGCGGAGCGGACTGAGGCAAACTCGGCGGAAATTGACCGGGCGATAGCCGTCGCAAGAGAAAAGGTAAAACAAGGCATCCAATCAGTGAATGATGCGGAGGCCGACAGTATCTCAAAGGACAATGATTTCTTTAAAAAGCTCTTTGGGGATTATTCTTCCATGTCTTTCGACTCACTGCAGAAACTTATCTCACAGGCGAAGCAGTTGCGTGCGTATTTATCCGGCAAGGGAGATGCGAAAGGTATCACGTTCATCTCTCCGGATCAACTGAAAAACATAGAGAAAAGTCCGGCAGAACTTGAAAAGCTGAAAAAAGCCCTTGATAAACTGCTCGATACCGGCAAGGGAGGCAATAATAAGTGGGAGAACATCTTCAAGACATTTGAGAAAGGCTTTGCCGAACTCAAAGGTGCGAAAGGAGCCAAAGAGGTGTCCGGCGCAATCGGTACGATCAGCGGGGCTGCGTCCGAGGCGGCTGGTGAACTTGCCAATATGTTTGACCAGATGGGTAACACCGAGGTTGCCGATGCCCTGAACGGTATGCAGCAGGTGATGGGGGCGGTTTCCAATATCGGACAAGGTTTCGCCAAGGGTGGCTTAATCGGTGGCATCGGTGCGGCTATCGGTGAGGCTGCAAATTTCCTGACCTCGGCCTTTGCTG